CTTGCGGCGGCGGTAGACCAGCTCGTCCTTGGAAGTCTTGTCAATAACGTGGTAGCAGTAGTCGCCACGCTTGTGGTCGTAGATGGTGGCCTCCAGCAGCTCGATGTCATCGGTCGGCTTTTGCTCGATGCGCCGGGCCATGTCGTCGGGGATCTTGGCATCGGGCCACTGGCGCTGAATGCTCTCGCCCTTCATCCTCATGCGCCGGTAGACGTTGTCCACCTGACCGTTGGCTCCCTCCTCGTAGCTCACCAGGAACAGCGGCACGGGAATGAAGTTGAGCGGGGAAACATCGTCGCCGGGCTGCACCATCATGCAAGCGGTGCCGACCGCCAGATCCAGCAAGAACTCGCCCATGGCGATGTCGAAGTTGGACTGGTTGAGCATGGTGAACATCTTGTCCTGGTAGACCTCCAGGATGGCTTGCGCCTGTTGCTTGCGATCTGCCGGGATGTCCGAGCCAGCCTCCAGCTTGGCCCATTTACGCTGTGGCGGGAAAACAACAGACTGCAAACGATTGGCAAAACGCTGGGTGGAGTTGATGGCGGTCGAGTCAAAGACCCGCATCATCTTCTTGGAGCCGGTGGCGCCACCTTCCCACACGCCGTAGAGCTGGCGTTGGGGCAGGGCGAACTCGTAGGCGTCCTGGTAGAGCTGTTGGAACTCATCCTTCTTGGCTTGCGCTGACGCCTGCCGTTTTAGGATCTGGTCAGGTGTCAGGCGCAAACCGCCCGGCGTGGTCTTGTCGTATTCCATCATTTGCCTTTCTTGAGCCTGTTGGCTTCGCTCATGGCGATGGCCACGGCTTGATCGCGGCTGGCCACCTTGTCGCCGCTGGAGCTCTTGAGCTTGCCAGCCTTGTACTCGCGCATGACCTTGGCGACCTTGTCTTGCATTTTTGTCTTCATGTCTTTCATGGCTCAGTCCTCATCTTTGTCCATCTTGTACTTGTCCAACAGGTTGCGGCCCTTGGCTGCCAGCCGGGCTGCAGCGCCAGCAGTGCGCGGCACCGGCTCGCCCCAGGCGTTGGCGGCCAGCGCCAGCCGGGTAGGTTTGCCGTTGTCTCCCACCAGCGGCCCACTTGGGTTGGTGTAGAAACGGGTCAGGAATGATCCCTTGCGGCGTAGCGCCTGCCCGGTGGGGTTCTTTTGCTTGACACCGGGTTGCAGGTTCTTGCTTTCACCGGAGGACTCAAACTTACGTCTACCCTCCTCGGTCAAGCCGCCCTTTGGGTTTTTGTACTTGCTCAATTCTTGTCTTTCGACGCCGCCATGTTGTCCACCAAGTTGGGATAAGGCCGACCTGACTTGGCAGCTCGCCTCATGGCGTTGCGTTTTTGCGCAGGCGACATCTCCTTGGGCTTGCCCAGATCCTTGGGCCTTGGTTTGTCCCAGACTGCTTTCATGACGGTGCTCCTGCTAATAATGGCCTTGTAGATTTGCGAGACACGGCACCGATCTTGGCGGCGCGGCGCTCGCCGACTTCGCGCTTCAACACACTCTCGGCCTCAGCCTTCTTGACACCAAACTGCGAGGAATCAAACGCTTCAACGGTCGGAGCGGTTGGGGCTTCTGGCAGGGCAGGGGCGGTCTCTGTGAACTTGGGTATCGGCTTGGGCGCGTAGTAGGTGAACGCTTCCTGCTCGGTGTCGTAACCCAGCAAGCCAAACAAGCCAAACCTTGGCTTTTTGACTTCTTTGTACCCGGTCATCGGCACCACGGGGTTCTTCTCGATGTCGGCCAGGAGCGTGTTGTAGTCGTCCAGCTTTTTCTGATAGGCGGTTTTCTGGGCCTCGTAGGTCGGCAGCAGCGACTCCTTGTAGGTTGCCATCTGCGCCTCAAACGGCTTCATCTTCTCGGTCACCCCGGCTTGGTATCCGGTGAAGGCGGTCTGATACTCGCCGGTCAGCGCATCGATGTTGGATTTGTACTGCTTGGACAGTCGCTCAATGTCGGATGTGCTGCGCCGGGCGATCTGGCGCTGCTTGAATTGGGGCAGTGTAGCCATTACTGCAACCTCATCCCGCCGCTGTTCAAGTTGGCTGGGATGCCCAGCTCTGCATCCATGCGCTCACTAGACAGCAGCGACCTGCGGCCACCACGGGTGCGAGCCTTGAGTGCGGATGCCTCGGACGCTGCGGCCTTGCGGCGCTCTTCGTCAACTGCGGCCTGCACTTCCTTAGACTTGCGCTCCATATCCAGCTTGTTGGTCTGGTAGTTGAGCTGGGATGCCTCAAACTGCTGCCGAGCGGTGGTGGCTTGCTGCTCTAAGGCTGCACCCTGCTTACCGTACTCGGCAGTCTGCTTGGCCAGTTCGGCACGCATGGCAGCTTGGTCGGTTTGCTGCTGCGCCAGCAGGGTGCGCTGGCTTGACTCGGCTGATTCCCGAGATAGGCGTGCTTGGTTGGCGTTGTAGGCGGTGCTCAAAATGATGGCACCAGAGATGAAATAGGTCATGTGATTACCTCCTTGTGTTCGTAAACGTCCATGCCCAGCTCGGCGTATTCCAGAGCGGTGAACATGCTTTCCAATGTTGCGATGTTGGTCTCATCGGTCGGGTTGGGGTGAATGGTCGTCCAGATCGCATCCTCATGGGTATGCACCACCCGCTTGGTGCCCGGCTCGGAGATGAATGACGCTGGCGCTGTGTGGGTCTCCAGCCCGAACTCGGTGTAGCAGGTGATGCTGCCCTGGCTGATGATGTTGAAGTGTCGGTGCCGGTGGATCTTGCCCACCACCACGGTGCCAGCAGGCAGGTGGATCTCACGGGCGTAGATGCCGGGGGCTAGCCAGTGCTTGAGCGGCGGCGACTCGTCCATACGCTGGCCGTCAGGCAGCGCTTGGCAGGCCCGTTGGATGGCCATGATCTTCTGCCGCGCTATCGGCGCAGGCAAATTTGCTGGCGGCAATTCAATGACGGCTGTGCTCATATCAACCGATTCTATTGGTGTTTGTACGATAGGCAAGAGCTGTATATCAGCGCGATATGCTCATGCAAACACATCGAAGTCGGTGCTGGCGCTGGATTGGCCCATGGGTCGGCCACCGAGCTGATGGGTGCGGGTCATCCGGTTGTACTCACCGCCGCCCAGCATCAGGTATCCGAAGCTGTCGCCAATGTGTGAGTGCTCGTTCTTGTTGGGCGCGTCCCGGAAGCGCTCCTGGCCAGCCCCGATGGCGATGCGCTTGAAGTGGTAGCCACCGGCCAGGGACTTTCGTAGCAGCTTGCACTCGCGGTTGACGATGAGCCCCGGCTTGCCTGCGATCAGGCGCTGCATGGGCGCTGCAGAAGCCTCGCGGCGCACCTTGAAGTCGTTGCTGGCCGTGGGCTGGGCACGCAGGCCCAGGGTTTTCAGGTGATCAAAGGCGGTGACCTCGTAGATCGCGTCCCTGGCCATGCCTGCCGGGTCGCCCCAGACCATCACTTGGTGGTTGGGGTAGCGCTGGTTAAGCTCACCCAGCAGTTGGTGGCCAAAGCGCTCCAGGCCCATGTCAAAGGTGACGATTTCCTGGTGAATCAGCCACCGACCGTTGGGCAGCCGCTGGCCAATGGTGGCCGCGGGGGTCAAACCAAAGTCCAGCCCCACCTGGATGGGCACCGAGGGGTCAATCTCGGTGTCGCCAGACATGGTCGAGTCCTCATACTCGGGCCAAACAGGCCTGCCCTCCTGGACATAGGTGTACTCGCCCCCGGCATAGCAGCGAATCCAGTCCAGATTCTTGCCGAGCAGCATCTGCTGGTAGTAGCCTGGGGGCAAGTTGTGGACATTCTCGGCTTTGGGGTTGACCTTCCACCACTTGCCGCTGGCAAAGATGTGATCGTTGGCCTCGGGCATCTCGGGCAGGTCTTCAACAGCCACCGGCACCACGCCGCCGGGCTGCTTCCAGAACTTCCAGGCGTACTGGCCGCTCATCTTCTCCTTCTCGGCCATCTTGTGCCACCAGTGGTCGTCATCCATGGGGTTGGTATCCATCCAGATCCCATGCCATGTAGCCCCGCCATCGCGCTTGGTGGGGTATCGGCCAACCCGGTGGGTCAATCCGTCGATCACCGCCTTGGGCAGCTCTCTGGCTTCGTTCACCCAAGCGCCCGTGAGCTCCAGTGAGAGCAGTTTTCGGACATCCTTGGGCTGGTCAAGCGCCAGGAAGATGACCTCGCAGTCGATCCCGGCGGCATCCCCACGGGCTGGCAGCCGAATGTGGTGGGTGATGGGCGGTGTCCACAGCATCGGGCCGAAGGTAGCCTCCGGGAACAGGTCGAGCCATGTCTTGATGGTGGTCGTCTTCAGCATGGGGTAGCTGTTCCTGACCACCGCCCACCGGGTATACCGGATGTTGTCAATGGCAGACGGCTTTTGCTGCACCGCCTTGATAAAGATCTTGCTCGCGCAGCCGTAGCTCTTGCCCGACCCCACCGGGCCCATGATGCCCTGGACGAAGTTCTTGGACTGGATGAAGTCGTATATCACCGGCGACTCGCTGAAGTCCAAGTTCAGCCCGGCCACCGGCACAGCTTTGTCGGATGTCTCTTTGGTTCTAGCCATCATTGCCCCTTGGTGCCACCACGTTGATGTCAATCACGCTGGGCTTGCTATCGTCGTCAGGGCTGTCCAACAAGCCACTGGCCTTGGCCAGAAGTCGGAGCACCCCCACCTTGTCGTAGAGCTCGATCTCCAAGGTGCTGACCCCGTCCTTGTCAGTCCTGACCTTGATGTTCTTGATCGCGTGCAGTGCGTGCTCAGGTATATCGCTAGACCTTTTCACCGTCACATTGCCGTGCTCATCCCAAGTCATGATGTCGGTCAGCTTGGTGTTGGCCATGCTCAACAGCGCATAGGCCACGGCCTCCTTGTTGGCCACAATGGTCGAGCTGCGCTCCAGTCGGCGCTGCACAGACCTGACCCCACCCCAGTTGGTCAAGGGCGGGATCACAGTGGACTGCTTGGGCCTTGTCATCAGAACGGTATATCGTCGTCAGACTCAACCACCGCAGCCTTGAGCTGAGGTTGGGGCTGGCCACCGCCTTGCACCAGCTCGCCGACAGACAGCGAG